AACTACTACTCTAGGAGTAGCTGCTGTTGAACCGCCGATTCCGAAAGCTAAATCAAAAGCGTTAGTAATAACTCCTCTTGATTCTTGAAGCTTTTCGAATAAGTCCATAGAACTATTAGAGTCTGAATTTAGATAACAAGTAAAGTTACCTGAGACACTTCTAGTTCCAGTTACATGACCAATCGGTAGGTTTACTGTACCTAATGTTTCTGGTGTTAAATATGTGAGATTATTCTCAATTGTTATATTTCCACCTGTTAATGTTATACTATAAGCTTGGTCACTTGCGCCTAAGGAACCTAATGTCCCTGTAGATTCTGAAGCATCATAAGTTATAGATAAATCTGTTAATTTATTTCTGATAAAGTTAGTTGTTGTACCAACTCCTTCAGCAATTAATCCTTTAGGGGCCGCAGTGTTATCAGTTGATGTATCTAATGCAGCTACTTCCTCTATTGTTTTACCATTTCCAGACCATGCGATTTGAGCAATACCTTCTATATCAAAATCAATTGATGCAGAACCTACTGAACAATCTGATAGTTTGTAAATAGTTACGTCGCCTGAACTTGCAAATGATGTAGGTGTAGCATCTTTTGCAGCTCCTAGTACGAAGAACATGTTGAATGTTCCTACTTGTACGTTATTGGAATTTGCAAAATCAAAAGCTAAACCGCCTGTGCCTGTTCCTGATGTGAAGTCTCCTCCACATGCTTTGTCATAGTCTTTTGCAGTTAAAGCTGCCCATAGTGGGCCTTCTACTGCAAAATGAGCATTAGCTGCGGAGTGTTCTCCACTAGCAAAAGCTGCTGCACTACCTGACTTTGTAGGTCTCATATAAGTACTAAAGCTCCATTCTGCAGGCGCGAAAGAGTCAGTAAACATTGCTCTGCCTCTCTTACTGTATCCTGCTGAAGTTGCTGCTTCGCTTAATGTCACCTCTGAAGTATTTGTGCCTTGGCTAAAAGAAAACCCATCTAATACAGGTATCTCATACAGAGCTGTATTTGCTGTAGTGCTATCTTCTGACCATTCCATAAATACTTTGGTATCTCTACTAAAGAAAAATGCCATTCTTTTCTCCTAATTAATATCGAATCTCTAAGGTGATTTCTCCTACACCTAGAGGCTCCAATACGCCTTCATCTGTATCTACAGTACCAATTGTTGTTTGTACTGTATTATGAGATGTTCCTGTTGAATCATAGTATGTTAGTGGGTCGTTATCCTCTATTACCGTTTCAACATCTTCTAACAATTCTTCGAGTGCTTCGATAACATCATTATCATCTGAAACATAACATCGAACTGTTATTCTTAAAAATCTAAATCTAAAACCCGCTCCTTCATATTCGCGTGTTTCAGTACCTGCTCCAACATGTATTGTTGGAAATTCGTTTACTTCGTCCCAAAACTTAAGTCGTCTTTCTACACTCGCAACTGAAGTTCTAAAAGGTGCGCTACCATTTATTTCTTCTAGTTTTAAACAGAGTGCTTCAACTATGGCACGACGTCGCGTGGTATGTTTCCTTGCTAGTGTCGATTCCATTATTGTATCTCTATTCCGAACCTTGCTCCAACTAATGCTGTAGCTGCTTGTCTAATTGACCTTTTTATTAATCTCTCTGGGTCTCTCTGAGCTGTATACATTTTTCCTCCTGGAGCAAAAGTTTCATAAGGATTATTCATGTAACTTGCTTCAATCATTGTATTTCCACCTCTAGGCCCTTGTGTTATATTGTCTACCCTTACTGAGTTTGCAAATCTTCCTGTTCTATATCGTAATGCAGGAGATACCATATTTCTTGCTACTGTTTGAGGTAACATTTCGTTCAATAAAGCTTTTAGTGCCATTGGATTACTACGTCCTTCTGTTCTCATTCCCGAAGACACTCTAGGTAATCCTTTTCTTGGTGTTCTTTTTGCTGGCTTAGTAGTCTTCTTACTTTGTACCATTCCTGTATTACCTTTTTTAGGAGTTTTCATTTCTGAGAAAAGTTTTTTATTAACTTTTAGTCTCATGTCAGGGCGTGCCTTATGAGGAAATAGATTTTGTATTATAAATTTTGGTCCTTCTGCTATAACATTATCTATAACACTTGGACTTCCTCCTACTGTTAACACATCAAAAGGATGATTTTCCATGTGTTGCTTTACAAAGTTATTTACATTTCTCTCAACTCTGTCTAGCATGGAGTTTATTGTTCTAGTTAATCTATTATCTACTCCTCTATCCCAATCTTTCATAGCATCTGTATAAGCTGCTCCTTGAAAGTTAGACCCTCTACCTAGTGCAAAACTTACTGTAATTACATTGTCTAAAACGTAACTATTTGTGCTCGGGTTTCTAGTTCTACTGTTTCTAGTAGCCAGTACTCTTATAGGGTTTCTGCTCCATCCCATTTCTATATGAATTAAATCATTAAAACTTGATACTACTACTTCTCTTAAAGTTTCATCGGGAGTTATTTGATTTAACTCATCAATTAAAGACTCAATCTGTCTACTTGCTTTTGGCATGGCTTCTTCAACACCTACCATTCCTAAAGTAGTCTTATCATCATCTCTATTCGGACCTCCATGGTGTCCGTGCATAGCACTTTTTATATCTCGTCTATCTGAAGCACCGATACTAATACCTGTTTTTGCTTCGAGAGCTCTTAAGGCTTTATTTTTAGCTTCTCCTGTAGCTCTTTTTTCTTTACTACTAGCTGCTTCTCTTGTTCCTGTTGCTCTAGATACTTTAGTTACTACTACTCCACCTTTGCCAAATGGAGTTGATATATGAAAAGGTTCATTACTTTTTTTAAATTCTTGTCTAAGAGTTTGATTAAAAGCTGCTCTCATTGTGTTTGCATGCTTTCTTTCCTCTACAGGAATGTTTGCTTTAACCATAGCAAACTCACACCATTCTTCTATGTACTTTTTATCATATACATAGGATTCTATCATATTTTGGCTTAATTCTTTTCTAGTTTTTCTTTCTGTAGATTGAATAATATTTAGTATTTCTGCTTTTAATTGTCGTATTGCCATTAAATAACAACTTTATACAAATCAAGTACTCTTTTGATATGGTCTGGAAAATCAGTACTATTTCTAATTCCAGCAGTCCCTTGATTCTGTAACTGAGCGCCACCTAGAGTTCTTCTTTCTTTATGCTCGTCTTTCATGTAATAATTTACTAAGTCGAACAGAGCTAGTTGTAAATCTTTTGGAGTACTTGCGTAACCTGCCTTATATGTGATTTTAACAGCACCTACACCTTTCTTCCAACTTATTGGATTACCAGTTGTATTAGTTCTTATAATAGCATCGGCTTCTTGGTCTATATAATACTCATATTTAGTTGTAAGTAATTCTTGATAATCATCTGAATAACTTGTTCTTTCTTCCACTTTATTAATTGATACTAACGGACTCTCGCTGACTATTATCGTTGATGTGTAGTTATCCTCAATTGTAAAAGTTTCTACTTTATTTGTACTGTAGTAATCAAGAAATGATACTCCACAGTATTTTTTAACTAAATCAGATATTTGAGGTACAATTATTGCAAGACGGTCGTCGTCTTTCTCGCCTCTTAGACCTTCTGCGTCTTTGTATTCATTTACTGTAATTAAATCTGCCATAGTTAAAAAGTGGTGGGTTTAAGGTAACCCACCAAAACCTTATTGCTAATATTAGTCAGCTTTATACATCCAACCCCACTTAGAAGTTGCACCGTCGATTAGGTCGGTAAAACCTATTCTTTGAGAAGCCACTAGGACTCTTCTTTGGTTTGCTACTTCGTAGTCTGATTCAATAGTAACGCCTCTTAATCTTGGCATTACATAGTTTCTTGGGTTAACTGCGATAGCTCCAAATTTAGCTACTGCTGGAGTAGCGAACTCGTCACACATTAAGACTCTAGAGCCATAAACCTGTCCGATTTCACCATTTAGCTTAGTAGCCATGTCGCCAACTAGGTTAGCGTCTTGGAATTCTGCATCTTCTAATAATTCATAGTAAGACCTTTGTGAAACAATATATATTACTTCACTTGGGTTTATACCATATTTACCCATATTCTTTCTCATTTCAAGTAAGTCAGTTGCTACAATTTTATCAGAAGCAAAAGCTGTACCTGATTGTGTGTAGTCTGAATCATTTCTTGCTAAGTGTAAAAGACCTTCAAAAGCTGCACCTGAAGTACCATAAGCACCATCAGCATCGTCACCAGCTAGGACAGCATTCTCTATGCCTCTAGCGTGTGCTCTCACCATTGATTCTCTAATTAAAGGAAGAATCGGTAAGATTGCATCTTCTTCAGTTTCATTACCTAAGTAAGATTGTGAGATTAATTTTTTGGTTGAAAGAGTTCTTTCAGTCATGTCTACGCCACCTGCTGAACCAGGGTTATAAGCGTCTCCTCTTTCCTGTAAGTTACCATGTGGTGAAGAACCACTAGCTGTTTGTCCTGCTGCAAATTCAGCATAACCAGCATCTGGTAGGATTGGGATAATCATGTTAGCAGAAGTCATAGCGATTTCTCTAAATAGAGGTGCTAAGACTAATTCATTTTGAATATCTCTTTCGATTTGTGTTGATACGATTTGCTCAAAGTCTGCTGAAGAAACGCCAACACCACTATGTGCGTTAACTTTTTCCATTACACCTTTTGCATAATCACTGTTCCATCCTTTACCAGTAGCTAAACCAGCAAATTTTGCATCAATGATATCATTCTCGTAAGCTTTTTTCCAGTCGCCTTGACCTTGTCTGTCGTTGAAAATTCTTTTTGATTCTCTGATTGACATGATTTCTTCTGATTTCTCAGCTAGTTGCTTCTCTAATCCGTCCACAACTGTTTTTAAGTCTTCATGTTGCTCAGAAACTCTTTTTTCTACGTCATTCATAAGTCTCTCAGCGCCTGTTAAGCCAGCTTCGATAATAGTTTTTTGCTCGTCCTGTTTTGCTTCTTGAACAGCCTTTTCATTAGCCTCTACTTCAGCTTGCTTTTCAGCCTGCTCTTGTAGTGCTTTTTCCTCTGCTGCTTTTTGCTCGGCTTGTTTCATTGCTATTTTAGCTGCAGTATCCTCTGCAACTTTTTTCGCAAATGCTTCCAAGTCGATTGAAGTTTCAGGAGATTTTTTCTCTTCTGACATATCAGTC